AGGGAGAAGCCGCCATTCTGGACAACGAGTGCCTCGGGTTGGCCAAGCCAAGTGAAGTGGGTGTAGTAGTTGTTTCCGACCATCGCTGCGTGGGCAGGCGCACCCACATAGTCGTACTGGTAGTAGTCCTCGGTGAAGTTCTCACCGTTGAGCACCCAGCCGTCGTCCTGCACGATGAGGCAGAACTCGGTCTTGATGTAGGTGTGCAGGCAGTACATCACGAAGAGGCTGTACTGCTTGTAGGTCATCTTGTGGCACTTCTTGTGCCGGATGTGCTTAGGAAGGTTTCGCGGCCTGCGAGGAGAGATCAGCAAGCCTTGAGCACCAGGAAGTTCTAGAAGAGAACGCTCCAGAGATGGAACCGCGCTCTCCCCGCTGTTGTGGCCGTAGATGGCCACGACTGTGAGTTTGTCATGCACTGCCGTACATCCCGATCTTCTTGAGGTAGTCGGCCACATTGCGCCCTATCTGGGCTTCCTGCACCGTCATGTTGTCTTGGGCTTGGGAGATGTTGCGTGTGATCTTGGCTGCTATCAGCCGGGGCTGCACCTGCTCTGCAAACGCAACAGCTGCAAGTGCGCTAGCAATCACCCGGTCATCCTTGGCCCTGCCTGGAGCGTGGATGGTGCCGTTTTCCCGCACGATACCCTTCATTTCCTCCAGGGTGTCCATGCTCTTGATCTCCATCATCCCGCGCTCGAAGTAATCCTTCATGTAGTTAAGCATCCGCTCTTTACTGGCATGGGTGGTGACGTAGCCGATAGAGTTTGAGATGCCACCTAGCGCGTCATTACGCCGCCAGATGTAGTTGGTCATGCTGCCGAGCACGTCCAGCAAGCCACGCCCTGTGGCGTTGTTCATGCTCACGGCCATGCGCTTTAAGTTCCTGATCTCGTTGATGACGGCCTGACCAGGCCCGTTGACTTCCAAGTTCAGCGTGGAGTTCTTGTAGGCACCTGCGAGGTGGGCGATGACCCAGGCGAACTGGTATGTATTGAGTTCAGAGGTGGCGAACTCGGCTACTTGCTCCATCCCGTCTGCGTAGCAGCGGAAGACCTGGATGCAGAAACGGTCTGCCCAGTCAGAGCTGCCGTAGGCAGGGTCTGCCCCGATGACGTAGTAGGCGTTGTCTACAGGCTCTTCCCAGACCTTGAGCACGCCTAGCCGCTCTGTGCTCTTGAGCACCTCCGTGTCTTGGAAGAGAGAACCGAAGGCATAGCGATAGTTGTCGGGCACCATGAGCTTGGAAGCCTTGGCTGCTTCTGTGCACCGGGAGGTGGAGAAGAAGGAGGTGCCTGTCATCACGAAGGCATAGTCCTCCGTGGGTGGGAACTCCTGGTACATGAGCGCCTCGTCCTTGATGCCCTCGTGCATCTTCCAGCGCCACCACGCCATCTGCCGGGAGTTGATCTCAAAGTTGTACAGGCGCTTGATGTCCTTGTGCCACTCTTTCTCTTCAGGCGTCAGCTTGCCGTCCCAGTACACCTTGTAGATGTTGCTCTTGGCATCCACGCTGTAGAACTCGTTACGCCACCAGCCGCAGAAGATCGCACGCTGCGTCTTGGCCCTCTGCGCGGTCTTGTACATATCGTGGAACATATTGAACCCACGGGCTGTGGATTCAAACAAGTACAGCCGGTCAGGATTGTTCTCGGCTAAAGAAGCCAACAGTGAAGCCAGACCTTCCTCGTCACCCCAGGAACTCGTCTCCGTGCCGTGAAGGTATGTTATGGCCTTGCCACGCCCCAGTGAGCCTTTGGCTCTCAGACCCGCCACCTGGTAGAACAGGCGGCTTCTGTTCTTGAGGGACAACTGATTCCTGTTGTGCCCTATAGCCGGAATCTTGAACTCCTTGGGCAAGCCATCCATGTACATGGACAGCGTGGTGCGGAACATATCCCGGTTCTCTTCCGTATCCGTCGTGAGCGTCCCCTGCAAACCCGGATGCGTGAAATGCCAATAAAGGTCTAGGGCTAGGGAAATGGTCGTAATCCCCAACTGCCGACCCTTCAAGATCACAAAGAAGTGCACATCCTCAGCCAATCCTTTTGCAATCTCATCCATCACATATGTCTGAGTGCCCAGAAGATTGTCCATCTTCCGCAAACCCTGCTCCTTGGTCTCAATCTTGAGTTCAGAGCAAAAGCTGTAGAACTTGGCTAAATCAAATTTCATTAAGGCTTTTCCAATACCCAATCCGCTATTGCCAGCGCCACCCTCCTGTTACGGGCAACCCTCAACAACTCTTCCCACACGATGGGCGGGTAATCCCGTTTCCACCTATTCACCAACTTAATCTTCTGCGCCTTCCTAATGCACAGTAGCGCAGCCCTGGTTTCCCGCTGCAGCCGCACCCGAGATTCGTAAAGCTGCATCTGAATATCCCGATATGTATCCGTCCCGGGCTGCATCCTCAATCCTGTCCATCAACTGCCTGACCAGCATAGAGGCCATAAACAACCGAGCATCCATCACCTCCAGCTCAGCCCTCAACTCATCCTCTTCCATCCACAACCTGTCAGCGTTCATTCCCGCCTCCTATTCCACCCTCCATACCCTCAGCATCTCACCCTCACTCCTGGCCACAAACTTCTGACCCAACCGCTTCCCAGCCCTGTAATTCGCATTCAACACCTTGGCCCTGTGCTCCACAGGCACCACAAACGAATCCCCCACATCCATCTCCCCATACGGGTACGCAAACACCACCCTGGGCTTGGGAAGATCAACACCCTTGCTGACCTCTATCGCAGTTATCGTCATCTCTAACCCTCTACAAGTAACCACATCATACGAACAAAAAAAGGGCTACGCAAGGTAGCCCTAAACAACGAGGAGATCAGCCAACTGCGTTGGCACCATAAATGTACTTTTTTTTTGGGGAGGAGAAAGGTTGGGGTCACGCCAAACCCGACCCTCCGACCCAACTGCCTGGACTCTCTTTGGGTTGCGTGTGCGCAGCGCAGGGATGGTGCCCAGTCCCGAACCCAGCCGTGCCTACTCATGCACGCGCCCAGCTCCATGCGTGGTCATGACAGGGCGACCCGGCCCCGTCCCCAATGTTGTTCGCCAGGCGAACGGTGGGTGACAGTCCCTGTCCTGTGCGTCACTTTGGTGCGTCCCCTTCTGTACATAAAGAACACACACCTAATGAACCTATTGTATTGAGTACTACGTATAGTGTACTAAAGCGCAGGGTCTTTACACAACACATTGACTGTATCGCAGCACTACACAGATAATCATCACATCACAACATCGTGATGCAACTAGTGGAGCCCGTGGCCATGACACTTTACGCTGACGTTACCGCTCGCATCATTGCAGAGCTTGAGAAGGGTGCGACACCCTGGATCAAGCCTTGGAGTGCTGGTGCAGCTGGTGGAGCTGACTGCAACGCTTTCACGCTCAAGCCTTACCGTGGCATCAACCGTCTACTGCTCGCCATGTCGGGTGTGCGTTTCTCATCTAACCGCTGGGCTACGTTCAAGCAGTGGCAAGCTGCTGGTGCTGGGGTGCGTAAGGGTGAGAAGGGTACGCACATCACGTTCTACAAGCCGTTGACTGTGGAAGAGCTGCAAGACGGCCAGCGTGTAGAAAAGAACGTTGCAGTGCTGAAGAGCTTTGTAGTGTTTAACGCTGATCAAGTAGACGGCATCCAGTTCGAGCCGGTACAGCCTAAGCCTGAGGGTGAGCGGCTTGCACACTGCGAGTCAACTATCCGCAACACTGGCGCGACCATCAAGCATGGTGGCGATGTGGCGTGCTTCGTTCCTAGTGCTGACATTATCAGAATGCCTGAGCTGGGAAGCTTTCAGGATTCAGCAAATTACTATGCCACAGCCTTCCATGAGCTGGTGCACTGGACTGGTTCTGACAAGCGTCTAGACCGTCAATTTGGCCAGCGTTTCGGTGATTCTAAGTACGCTTTTGAGGAGCTGGTCGCTGAGCTGGGTGCTGCAATGCTCTGCGCTGATCATCAAATCCAGGGCGATCTACGGCACGCTGGGTATATCGGTCACTGGCTGCAGTGCCTGCGTGATAACGACAAGGCTATCTTTAAGGCTGCAGCACTGGCTGAGAAAGCTGCGAGCTTCATCCAGTCCTACCAGGAGGAGGAGGAGCTGGCTGCAGCGTGATTTCAGCGGTGAAGGGCATACAGTGCCCTTACCAGTGCAATCCCGCACTATTCAGGAGTCCGTGACCATGAAAAACCTTCTCACCCTTGCCAAGACCTTGCGTAAGCGCATTGGGGCGCACTATCGCTACACCAGCGCAGCAAAGTGGCCGCACTACAACCAGGATACCTACCTGGAGCTGCGCAGGGACTCCGACGAAGCCGTTAGTCTTGCCAACTACCTGATTCAGCACTTGCAAGATCGTCACCAGGCTGTGACGTTTGCTCATGCTGTGGGGATGCCTGGTTACATCAACCTGCGTTGATTTC